TCAATCTTTTTTGTACTTGTTTGGAGTGAATTTTTGTTTTGCTAATTGCTTTGCCATGCGCATAGAGTTTTCTAGAGAAATCCGAATCATTTCTTTTGTATGTTCGTCTATTGGTTCCCCGTCAAACATTAAAGCATCTTCGCTATTTTCTAAGTCTTTTAAAGTTTTTTCTAAGTCACGAGCGATATCGCGAGTCTCTTTTTTGTTTAAATCAGGAAGCGTATTAGATACTCTTGATTCATCGTCTCTTCCTAATAAATAATCTGTTGTTACTCCTAAAACATTCGCTAAATCTTTTAGCATTTCGTTTGAGGGAGTGCTATGACCATTCTCATAGTTACTAATGGTGCCTTTAGTGGTATTTACTTTATCGGCTAATTCTTGCTGAGTGAGTTTACGCGTTTTGCGCGTCTCTTTTAGTCTTTGTCTCAACATTTTTAGCACCTCCCGTTAATAAAAAGTACAAAGATATTGTACCTTATATAGATGAATTGTAAAACTTTGTACAAGAAAATTGTACAAATGTGTTGACGTACAAGAATCTTATACTTATAATAAAAGTACAAAATACTTATACAAGGAGCGAGACAGTGAACAAAAATATCAAATTAATTAGAGCTAGGAAAAAAAGTAAGTTAACGCAACAAGATCTTGCAAATAGAATGCAAGTTACAAAATCTACAATAAGTAATTGGGAAAATGGTTATAGTAATCCAAATCTTGAAAAGGCTATTAGATTAGCCGCTATTCTTGGTCGTGATGTAAAGGATTTAATTTGATGCACAAAAGTACAAGAATCTTATACTTTTTTTGGGTAGAAAGCAGGTGAGAAAATGCCAACAACTAACATGGCAGTACCAACAGATCCGTCGCATAAACATATAAAAAGCACTTCAAGAGGTGACACCATGAGCCAACAAGAAGAATATGCGGCGACTTATGAGTTTGGAAAAACGAAAGTCCATGTTGTGGCTCCTGAGCCAAAATCACAAAAGGATATCGATAAAATCCGTCAAGCATATTACAAGGCTGGTTGGGCCATCATCAAAGAAATACAAGTGAAAGAAAACATTGAGGAATAGTTCCTCTCTTTTTACATGAAAAATAGACAAGTTACATATGTACTAAATTCATTGTAACCATTTGAAAACTAAATATGGAGGCGAACAGATATGGGAACAAGCATATACTGCAATTCAGCAATAGGGGAATTATTACAGAATGCTAGAGAATGTTGTGACAATGTTCAGCTGAAAACGAAAAAAGGGTTATCTAAGTACCTTGGTATTACACATGAAAGATTAACCCGTATTGAATCTGGACTTTCTAAACCAGAATTTGAGCTTGCGATGGATTGGTGTCATGCAACAGGAGCAAAGTTGAATCAACAAGCGATTAAACATATTTATGGGGTTGGGTTACCGCCTACAGATCCACGTTTAATTCAAGATGTAAATCTACAATTGATGAACTACATTAAACAAGCTGAAGAGGGGATTGCGGCAGCGAAGGAAATTATGAACTTACAAGTTGCAACCAGATCATGGAAGCTTGATGAAAAAAAGAAACATGAATACTCAGTTCATGCAAAAGAAATCTTCGATACAATCCAAGCTACGCAATGTGTAGTACAAGCTCTTGAACAAGTACACTTTGGCATTATGGAACAAATACAAAGAAGTTGGTTGCAAAAGGCTATGGCGGAGAACGTTATTATTCAATCGGTGGATAGCTTAATGACTTTAACAAAGGTGCTGTAAAGGAGGAAGAAAAATGACAGTAGATTATAAGAAACCAAGTTTAAGAGAATATAAGGAACTAATACGCTATGATGCAAAGCTAACTGGTGAAATTAAAATAGCAGAATTACTTAATGAGGATTCAAAATCAGTTGAGTTAAAACAAGAGAAGAAATTGTTGGGGATTCGAATCAAAATTATTGAAGCATCATTCATTTTGAAACATAAATGGGCAAAAGAAAAAGCTACCGCCTAGACAACAGTAGCTGACAATATATTTTACAAAATAATTATATCATTATATTAATTTTTAGGGTAAATTAATGAACTTGTAGTTTCTACCATTAAATTTAAAGTGTACCAAAATAATAGATTTTTAATATTTTTATAAAAAATAGAAAAGTACTGTGCTTTTCGTTATGACCAGAAAGGAGATTTAATTCATGAACGATAAATACGATTGTCTTCATGATCTAGTTCTTCCGGGAGACTTTTCGTTTGCGGATAAACTTCATAACTGTATGGTTGCATGCGTTCATAACATGTTTCATGCAGAATCAACTGAAGAATCAAATCGCTGGGAAGAAGAACTGGAGCGATGTATGAAAGAATTTAAAATGCTTCGTGATACAAAAGAAGAACATGAGGCATCTATGAGTTATCGTGTAGTGATTAAAGATTTAAGAGCAAGAGGAGTTAACGCCTCATTAGTGACACGTAGAAAATAAAAAAGCTATCACTTGGCAGAGTGATAGATAAATGGCCTTGCAAAAAGATCTTAGGATTAATTATATCAAATTAGCATTCGTATAACAACGGAGTGTGTAGCATGCTTTTAGACAAGTCATTACATAGAGTGTTGCTGAACCCTAAAGTATTTCAACGAGCAACATCAACGCAACACTTAATTTACTTAGTAAACCAATATTTCAAAACAGGACACAAGAATTATCGCTTATTACGTGTAGAGGACGGATTCGCGATATGTAAACGGGAGGATGAATAATATGGCAGTTTATAGACCAGTACACGTTTCATTTTGGCAGGATTCATTTGTTTTAGATCTTACACCGGAGGAGAAGTATTTCTACTTATATTTGATGACAAACAGTAAGACGTCTCAATCAGGCATCTATGAGCTTCCACTTCGTATTATTGAAACTGATACAGGATACAATCGTGAAACTGTTATGAAGCTATTAGAACGTTTTGCTGAGTACGGAAAAATTAATTACAACCAAAAAACAAAAGAGTTGTTCTTGATCAACTGGTTGAAGTTCAATCCGATTAAAAATGTAAACATCGAAAAGTGCGTCTTAAAAGAGATTCAATCTGTGAAGGACCAGGACTTTTTAGTTGATTTCTATGAAACTTGTTTGCAATTAGAGCGAGAGCAAGATTTTAAAATTCCTCGTATTAAGGAGTATTTATCAGTCCGTTTGGAGGGGCTTATAAGGGGCTTCCAAGACCCTAGCAAGGAAGAAGAAAAAGAAAAAGAAGAAGAAAAAGAAAAAGAACAACAACAAGAAGAACGCACAGGCGCGGAAGAAGTTGTTGAGGTTAATCCGATTTCTTTTTACGAACAAAACTTCGGACTGATTACACCTTTTATTGCAGATGGTATTCATGCATGGGTAGATGATTTAAATGCAGAGCTTGTTGTAAAGGCTATGGAAATCGCTTTAGAGAAAAATACAAGAAACATGAATTACGTAAATACGATTTTAAGAGATTGGCATCTTAAGGGATTGAAAACAATAATGGACGTTGAGGCAGCTGATAAAGCATTTCGTACTCAGCGATTAACAAAAGCGCAGCAACAGGCACAAGCACCTTATCAACAAAAAGGCTTATCGGAATCTACTAAAAACGTAATACAGCAGCAACAAGCATGGGAGCAGAACATTCCAACAGAAGAAGAACTTGCAGTACTTAACCAACAGAATACGTGGTTGGCCCAATGAGTAACGATATGATTCGTAATGTAGAAGCTGAACAAAGCGTTTTAGGTAGCATTATCGAAGAAGGCGATTTAATTAAAGATTGTCAGCTAAAGGTAAAACAGTTTTCTTCACCAACGCACCAAGTGATTTTCAAGGCGATGAGAGAATTAGAGGATGCCGAAGTCCCGATAGACCTTGTCGCTCTCATTGGGAAATTTGAAGACAGTTTTATAAATCAAATTGGTGGTATTGCGTTCTTTGTAAACTTAACTGAAGTTGTTCCAACGACGAAAAACTTTTCGTATCACGAAGGTTTAATTATCGAAGCTTGGAAAATGAGACATGCTCAAGAGGTTGCTGGTAATTTATATAATCGTCTTCAGCAAGAAAGAGATATGAGCGCTATTAGTACTTCGATTGATGAGTTAAGCGCCATTGAGGAAACAGGTTATTCAGATGAATTTAATTTAAAGGAAACCCTAGTTGATTTGTATAAGAACATGCAAATCGATGTAGGAGATTTAACCGGTATACCAACTGGTTATGACGACTTGAACAGAATGACAGCAGGATTACAAGAAGGCGATTTAATTATTGTTGGTGCCCGGCCTTCAATGGGGAAAACAGCATTTGTATTAAACGTCGCTTTTCATGCAGCAAGTGCCCATACAGCAACAGGAATCTTTTCACTAGAGATGGGAGAAGAGCAGTTGCTTAAACGTATGATTTCAAGTACCGGAAATATAGATGCTACGAAATTAAAAAATCCTAAGAAGCTATGTAATTTAAAGGATTGGGAAAAGATTAGTCAAGCGATGGGATTAATTAATGATTTGCCATTAGAAATTTACGATAAAGCAAATGTAACAATGCAAGAGATTTACGCAAAGGCTAGGAAACTAAAACGTAAGTACCCTGATAAAAAGGTGTTAATCGCAATTGATTATTTGCAGCTTATTGTGGGAGATCCAAAGCATAGAGGGAACCGCATGCAAGAAATCGGTGAGATTAGTCGTAAGTTAAAACTGATGGCAAGAGAATTAAATGTATGTGTAGTTGCATTATCACAGTTAAGTCGTGCTGTAGAAAGTAGGCAAGATAAGAGACCGTTGCTATCAGATTTACGTGAAAATGGTCAAATTGAGCAAGATGCAGATTTAATAGCATTCTTATACCGTGAAGATTACTATGACCGCGAGACAGAAAATAAAAATATAACGGAAATTATTTTAGCGAAACAGAGGAATGGCCCAGTTGGTGTTGTAGAACTAGCATTCATTAAAGAATTTAGTAAGTTTGTAAATTTAGAGAGACAGTTCATTCAACAACAGGAGGCTTGATTATGTTGTTACGTCAGGAAGTAGAACGTAGAAAACTAGCAATCATTCGTAAACTATTGGGATTAGGATTAGCTGAAATTAACGGACAAACATTAGATCAATTAACGTTAACGCAGCTTGAAGGAATCTTAATTGCAAGCTTGCAGGTATTGGAGGGGAAAAACAATGCCAAAGCAATTAACAATTTTTGACGTGGAACCGGTTGTATCATTTGATCCTAAGAAAGCTCATATTCACCGTTTGAATTCAAAATTACGGTATGCAGATGTGATTGTGCAAATACCACGTCAAGCCAAAGCGATTGATGAATTAAAACCAACGACAGCGCCTGATGAACGTTACGAATTATTTGAGGATTATACAATTGGGATTTGGCGTTATAAGCGAGTGGAGGATAAACAATTTGTATGGGAAGAGGCAGAAAAAATGTGTAAGCAAGCAAGGGATGAAAAAAAGCCGATTCCAATACGGCTCCATTTGTCACTTGAACAACCATTTGTTCCAGAAAATGTTGTGCGATATTTATAGACAAATAAAAAAAGCTGAGATCACTCTCAACTTACTTCGACAAAGTAATTATAACATATGGGAGTGATTTTGGTGGGGATTAGAAAAGAAAATCTTGTTGAAATGACAGCTGAAATAGATTTGAAAATAAACGGAATATATATTGTTAAAAATGGTCAGGTTCAGCTAATAGAACCACCTCAAGGTGGATTTGGGGAACAATCATTTGTATATCAAAGTGGAAAAGTAATTCGTATGGAAGAACGAAAAACACAGTTACTTTAATCAAATTTGAATTTTGTATGAAAAAGGGAGGATTCAAATGATAAAACCAGTTATCTTAGAAAAGTTTGATTCAGGTATAAATTGTGTGAAGTGTAATAAGGTTACGGTACACAAAATGTAAAAGATTGATGAACATGGTGACGGTGAATTTATTGGCTACTATGGTGAATGTGATGTTTGTGGTAATGTGTCAGATTTTAATGAAGAGGATTTTTTGTGGTTAGAATTTCATACAATTTGAATTTTATTAAGAAAAAGGAGGAGGTTTTTGGGAGTATGTATAAGCCCCTTCAATATTTATAGGGACTTTATAGTGAAATGTATATCTAAACAGAATTTTCCGCTTGCACTGCCAGGTTCTAAGAGACGGATAGTAACTGATTGGGTATCTTCAATTGTTTTGGAAATTGAATTTCCAGGAGGGACTATGAAAAGGATGGACTTACTCATGCTTTGTTGTACGCTAACTTCAATTAGTGAACTTTGTAAACTGTTAAAGACTGTGACAGTAGCAGTAACAGGTTGTTCAATTCTCTTTTCCCAAACTTCTAGAAAGGTATGGTTGTCATTAAGTAGAAAGTTACCACAAATTTCATTACATACAAGTTTTTGTTTTTCTTTTGGTATTGGTAATGAATCACAGATTGGGACTGGAAAAGCACAGGGTATTGGAAATAGATATTTAAAATCCAAAGAATTTTTTTTCATAATATAATGCCTCATTTCAATAGTATAAGCGTTGTATATAAATTAAGAAAAAGATATTAAATCCAAAATGAATTAATATCTTTTTCTTACAATCTAAGCTACTTGACGTGCAGCTTCAACACAAACTCTACCACTAACAGGTTGACCAGCGGTGCCAGAAAAAGCAACCAATGTTCCTATGTTTGACACAAACACAGTTTGGCTATTACCTGGAGTTATTGGGCCAATAATATTTGTACCATTGTTTGCTAAAAAGGCAGTAATTGCACCACTTGCAGGGTTATTAGTAAGAGTGACATAGCCGGAAAGAACTGGACCTCCAGTATTGTTAAATACTGTAGCTCCACCAACTACATCACCTCCTGTTGTCGTGAAAGAATTGCATGTAGAAACAGAGACAAACTGAGGGTCTGGACAACAACACATATACAACATCCTTTCATTTGTTAAATAATACTTATCGAAATATAAAAATACTTCACCTTATTAGATGCTTGTTTCTATTAAGGGGGCACGGCTCATAGGGAGTAATTTTAATTAAAGGGATAATTGTAACAAGAGGATTTTATTAAGAGTAATTTATTACAAAATAGTTATTTGAATGGAAAATAATAAAGCCCTAGCAAGGGGAGCTAGGGCAGGGGATAGGGTATCAAGAATTTTCGGGCCAATAACCAATGACTTCTTCGAATGAGCTTAGTTTAACACACAAATTCTTGTACAGGTGTTACAAAAATATGAACAAAGGGGGAATGAAGAATGAAAATACCAACAATTGTATTTAAAGCTAAAAATAAAGAAAACCGTTACTTATGTAATGGCCCGGATTGCGGTGACTGGAGCGATGAGTTTTTAGACACACAAGAAATCACTGATGCTCTTCACATCATAAAAACAGATTTTAAAAAGCCAACTGAAGAGGATGTACAAAACTTTTATAAGTTCATGGAAAGCCTTCCATTTAATAATGATGTGGAATTTATTAAGAAACACTATGATCCGGTTGATATGGAAATAACGCAGGAACAACTAGAAATTATTCGTATGCATGATGAGTGGTAATTACTACAAAATCCTTATTTGAAAATTAAAGAGCACCTTGAGAGGAAGGCGCTCTGACCAAAACTAATGTTGAAAAAGGATACCCAAGATATTGTATGTATGTTTTTTAGATAGGTGAAATTTTATAAAAAAATCGTTATTTTATCTTAAATAAAAAAGAGCACACATATAAGTGTGCTCTCAAATAAGAAAGGTAGAATGCTATGAATGGAAAGCTTCCATACAATAACATATGCTTGTCCGATTTAAATGTGAGAAGTTTTTAAGGGAATTTTGATTTGAATAAAAGAAACCCCGTTTGTCTGCGGGGTTCCTAAGGGTAATTGTCAAGTAATGACGTACTCGACTAAATAACCATATCATGAATTTTTTGGTAAAAATACTGGTAAATGTGTCCAAATGGGTAAGGTCATTATTTTGAACAAAAACGCTATTTTATTAGAAAGGGAGAATATGAAATGAAAGACACTTGGAATGAGCAAGAGCGTTTAGATATTGAAGCGGAACAAGAAATGATTGCACAGGCAGAACGTGAAAATTGGATGATCGCAAACAATATGTTTTATGAATATGAAGCTTAATGTTCGGAATTTGATTAATACTTGCAGCTGCTGTTTAAGGATAATGTTCGGTTTTTAATAAAAACTTCATTTTATACAATAAAACAGCTAGCATGATTAGCTAGCTGTCCTGGTAAGAAATGAAAACGGTGCTTATCAAATGTTGCTGTTGTAATTGCGAATTACAACTATAGTATGAACAGAGTTGTAAATGTTATGCGAAAATAATCTAATAAAAATTTCATTTTGTTACAAATAAAAGAGCAGTTAGCCCAGTCTACTAACTGCTCGACACAAAGGTCATGATCTAGATGCATAGATATTATATGCTGAATTATTAATTTTATTCAAAAAGGAGTAAAGATGTCTTTAAGAAACAGGAGGAGGAACGAAACAAAAGAGCAGCTAGCAAAAGCTAACTGCCGAAAGGTTCCAAGCTGCAATCACTGTTAAAAAAGCTGCTTACAGGTAGTATGTATAGAATTGTGAGGATTATTCGGATGAATAAAAAGAGCACCTTTGAACAGTGCTCTTCAGAGAGGAGCTAATTAAGTTAGTTAAATGAATGAAAAAAGAATACCTTTTTTCATTTGAGAAGCAGTGATTTTTTGCTTCAAAATAATATATGAGCTTTAAATTGAAAAAGTGATAAAAAAACAAAAGAGCAGCTAGCAAAAGCTAACTGCTCGGTCCTCCAAGGGGGAACAAGGAGAAAGTAACTTAATGGGTTGTCTACAGTATTGACGGAATGTTGAGTTTTATTCAGAGGGTTACTAAGTATGTAGATTACATGAGAAGTCCTATTAACATCCAGGCTGCTCCGATCAGAATTAAAGTTTCGAATGTAATCCAAAACTTTCTTTTTTCTGGTTTTTGGAATTCTTTAATTACAGAAAAGATGGCACTTATTCCTACAAGAGTGAAAAGAGCAATTTGGATTGTTTCAGTCATTTGCATCACCACCTAATATTTTAATAATTCAATTATATACTAATCACCATTTTGTAGAAACTTAACACAATAATCCTTTTAGAGTAAAGCAAACAGAATATAGTCCGGCTAGAAAACTAGAGGACACCAATTCATTAAAGCGGCAATTAAGGCTGTTTTACGAATAGGTGTCCTTTTTATTTTGAAAAGGGAGATGGGGAGATGAGGGTGTTAAGAGATCAATTATGTGAATGGAAAAAGCAATCAAATCAAACAAAAAAGAAAACTAAGAAAAAACGAAAAGAGAAGTTAAGCACTCGTGAAATTGAGGATTTAATGGGGATGCATAGACCTTGTTATGAACGTAGACGCGGAGCATTAAGACAAAAGTAATAAAAAATAAAAAGGAGTGGTCTTACATGACTAAACAATTATCTTTCTTACCAAAAATCGATAGAGCAGCAACGCAGAAAAAATTAGAAGGTGTTCTGGAAAGTGTACGTTTATATAGGCAGTTTGGAATGATGCGTGAAGAAATGAAAGTCACTCCTTCTTATGAAATTAGATATCACGGACCTACAAATGATGTAGGAAAGCCATTAGAAGATGTTGCAATGGCTAATATACAACAAAGTAAACGAGAAGAGTGGATTAAGCAAACATCATTTTGTATTGATCAATTTCTAAGTCGTTTAGGAAATGGGAGTGCTGGAAAGGACCAAAGAAACATTATTATTAAGCGTTATTTAGAAGATGAAGATGTATGTGATTATATGGTGTATAACGAACTTGGCATGAGCGAGCGTACTTATCGACGCGTTAAAGCTAGAGTGTTTTATAAACTTGCTTTTGCTCTTAGATTAGAAGTTTATGAAACTGAAGAAACTGGAGGTAATGAATAATGAATTTTGTTCAGCCAATACGTGATCCAGAGCAAATACAGCAGTTAAAAGAATATTTTAAGGAAAAGAGCTTACGTAATTACATTCTCTTTATTATGGGAATCAATACAGGCCTGAGAATCTCGGACATTTTGAAATTGAAGGTAGGAGATGTCAAAGGTAGTCATATATCTATGAGAGAAAAGAAAACAGGGAAACAGAAACGAATACAAATTACTGTAGCACTGAAAAGAGAACTTAAATGGTTTATTGAAAAAAGAGAAGATAATGAGTACCTATTACAAAGTAGACAAGGTAGGAATCGTCCGATTGGTCGTAGCATGGCATATAAGATATTAAGCGGAGCAGCGGCAGAGTTTGGATTAGATGAAATAGGAACACATACGCTCAGAAAGACTTACGGGTACCATATGTACATGCAAACGAAAAATATAGCATTACTCATGGAGATATTCAATCATTCGTCAGAGAAGATTACACTACGGTATATAGGTGTAAACCAAGACGCAATGGATAAAGCAATGACTAAGTTTAAAATCTAAGCATTGCTTATTTCTTTTAAATCTAGGGGTATCGTAGCATTTTAGAAAAAACACGTTAAAAGTATGCAAGATTTTATACAGTTCCAGTAACAAACAAGAACCCTAAAACCTCGTTAGGATAGGAATGTATAAAAAATGCATAGATCCATAGAACAAAAAAAGAAGGTTCCTTGCTACCGATAATAGGACGTTATGTTAACTGGACATGAATATGATATTTATTATATTTTAGTACTTTATATATAATTCAAGCAATAAGTTGGTAATATATAAGTTTTATAAAACTTATGCTATGTAAAAATATAACTTAAGGAGGGTCTAAAATGGCTAACGTAAAGGGTGATTCTAATGATCCAAATGTCGCCGCGATTTTTGGAGATAGTGAAGGTGGTCCCGCAGTCTGGGGTAATAACAAACGTAATGATCCAAATGCTTCTGGTGTTTATGGAACTAGTCAATATGGAGTTGGTGTATGGGGNNTTAGCAGGTATGTTTGAAGGTGATGTTGAGGTTGCCAGAGGTAGAGTCTGGGCCAATAACATAGTTAATCATCCAAATGCTTCTGCTGTGTTGGGAACTAGTCAGTATGGAGTTGGTGTATGGGGNNTTAGCAGGTATGTTTGAAGGCAATGTCCAAGTTACTGGTGATATTGTTCTTTCAAATGCTGATTGTGCTGAAGACTTTGATATATTTGAGGCTGATACAATCGAACCTGGGACTGTCATGATTTTTGGTAAAGGAGATTCGTTACAACAAAGTCAGTATGCTTACGATAAACGAGTTGTTGGTGTAATCTCTGGAGCAGGTAATTACAAACCTGGCATTATTCTAGATAAACAACAGTCGCAGATGAACAGAAAACCAGTTGCTCTAATGGGAAAAGTATATTGTAAAGTAGATGCAAACTATGCATCAATTGAGGTAGGGGACTTACTGACCACATCTGATACTCCAGGACATGCGATGAAAGCAAACGATCCGTTGAAATCTTTCGGTACAGTTATTGGGAAAGCAATGAAACCGATAAAAAAAGGGCAAGGATTGATCCCGATTCTAGTTGCTTTGCAATAAGGGGGAAGACTCATGTGGTATAGGGTACCAACGAATTACATGAACAACCGGATTGAAATCAGTCGGATTAGAATGAAAATTTTTATTCGTAATGAATCAAATGCCATCCTTAATTTTGCTAGTGGTCAAGTGAAACCGGGCAGCTACACTCCAGGCTGGAACCCGCCTGCTGTCATAAATCCTGGCGAAAGAAAAGGATTTCAAGCGGAGGGAGATCGCTTCATTGTGGCCACTACAGGAACGGAGGGCCGAGTACGATATAACATAGTTGATCCAGCAGGTGGTGGCGGTGAACTTTACATTCATTGGAATAGTCCTTTTATAGAATCACAATATGGGAATACGTTTCATATCTGGGCACCACCAAATTGGGAGGTTTCACATTGGGGTGGGCAAGGTCATGAAGCGGAACTTGAGATTCGTCTTCGACGTACGGATATTCGAAGTGTTCCAAAATTCAACCCAAAAGGAAGAAGTTTATCTTTTAGTAACAGCACTTGGAGCAAAAATTTACCTGTTATCTCCGTAGGTTTCTTGTGGAACAGACTGTTTGAATCGTTGCCTGGACCATTAGGGGAGTTAGGAATCAGTAAGGTTATTGATGAGAACTGGCTGCCAATAACGCATGCGGCTACCGGAATGTGTGGAGGAATGGTGTATGCAGTGATGGACTACTATTATCATCATTTACTTCCACCAACACAAAGTACAAATCCATCTTCACAAGATGATCCGTTGTTTAAGTATATTCGTGATCGATTATGGGATAGTTTCGATGTCGGAGGGCAAGGACATCGTTATCTAGGCTATTCTTCACCACATTATCCAAATGGGGACAAGGGAGTTATTCAGAATATTGCCGGTTTGGCCAGGGGACGTTCTTGGATAACTTATCGAGAAGAATGGCCGCGTATTCAAGCCGATATTGATGCCGGGAATTTATCACCCGTAGCACTGATTCAAACAGATGCTTTAGAAGTTGGAAAGAATCATCAGGTACTTGCATATGCCTATACGAAAAGCGGTCAAATAGTTAGTCTTTATATTTATGATCCTAATTTCCCTAATGAAGAAGCAGTGCTGACATTCGATGTTACGTCTACTAGTGGAGAAGTAATGATAAATCGATCTAAGGGGAATGATCGAATATTTTGCTTTTTTAGAACCAATGGCTATGTCCCTAAGATGCCTCCGAGTGGTCGTCGAGTTCAATCGCTTAAGGAAGCAATACTTGCTTCAACACCGCCAACACTTCCTTCAACACCACTGAAACCTCCTTATTCTGTACGAAAAGCAATTTCAGGAAGCGGCACAGACTCGTTAATGAACTGGATGCGTTCATTATAATTAATTTATATATATTAATTTACTTCCAATAACGATAATTATGTAAATCAGCTGTCCAAATGGGCAGCTGATTTTATTTTTCCGCATATCATAGATTATTTTGAAAAATGCTGGTGGTATCCCTATACAGTTACTCATAATTTTCGTACTGTGTAACTTAAAAGAGAAAATTAAATGAAATCAATGATACCAAGGGATTCAGCGAAGGGGTCAGTTACACACAATAGAACATATGGGTAAGTCATACTATTAATCTAATAGTGAGATTTGTTAGAATTAAGTGATAAGGAGGTGATAGTATGAAGACCTATATTGTAAACAAATTATTAGTTCAAGGATTAAATGAACAGATTCAATTTGATAGAGCATATTTATATGTACATAAGACTGAGTTTGTAAGTTGGAGCTTAGCGATTGAGGAAGTAGAGAAAATCGATACTTTCGTTCAAGCGATTAGAAACAAAGAACATTTGAATATTACTTTTTCTGCTGAGTATATGAATGGGCTATCAGGTAATGTAATGGTCAAAAGAGTAGAAAATGATTCTGTAGAATTAAAGGGATCAGGTAAATTAGAAGGATTTAATGATTAATAAAATAAGTGGCAGAGTCGTGACCGCTTTTTGGCAGGAAATGTGCCGGTTGTTTTGGAATCAACGTGATATATTTGTATTGTGAGAAGTGGCGGAAAACACAACTCACTATGTTGTTTCTAAATTTCTAAACGGTTTATAATGGTGGCACATAAAATCCGAAACCAGCAGATGGTACTGATTGAATGTTACCGTTAACAAGGAGAGCTTTCGCTCTTCTTTCAATCGCTGACCCCGAGACAAGTAAAATCAACTACGGGAGAGTGACGTATTGTCGGCGATTGAAAGAGGTGTAAAACCTCATGTTTTTCATTCTTAATGGGTAAAATTTCATTTATCGTATTTAAAGTAATAACATAAGAAATTGACGCAAGGGAAACTGGTGAACGATTGCTCTTTTTTGTGGTTATTATTGCTTTGTATTGTTTTAAATTGAAAGTAGATGATAAAATTGTGTTAAAACAATATGGGGGATAAATCATGGATAATCCAAATAAAGATAAAACCTGTTTTATTATTACGCCAATAGGTGATGATCAATCTGATATAAGAAGAGCGGCTGAAGGGGTAATAGATGCTGTGATTGTTCCAGCGCTATGCGACATGGGATTTGATGAAAAAAATATAAAAGTAGCTCATAGGATGCCAAGTCCTGGTTCAATAAATAAACAAGTTATTTCAAATATTTTAGAATGTGACGTGGCTGTAGCAAATCTTACAAGTTTAAATCCAAACGTAATGTATGAACTTGCCATTAGACATGCTGCTAGAAAACCAGTAGTTCAAATTTGTCAAAAGGGTACAAGACTACCATTTGATATCACGGAAGAACGTACTATTTTCTATACTAATGATATGGCTGGAGTAATAGAATTAAATAATAATTTTAAAGATATGGTTGCGGAAGCTATGGTTGATGAAGAACCGGATAATCCTATTTATAGAGTAGTTGAAAGTAATTCAATAATGAAAAATGTTGATGAAAATGATCCATCAAGATATATGTTGAATCGTATAGATTCATTAGAAAATAACTTTTCTGACCTTATTAATACTCTAAACAATAATAACAGTTTCGTTAATGAGTTAACTGCTAAAACAACAGCTAAATCGAGAAAGAAGTTCCACTTTAGAATTAAAATTGATAATTCAATCATTAGCAATGATGAAGTTTCTAAACTAGTTCACAAGTTTTACGTGGATAATCCTACAACTATTTTTGAACTTAGTATGGAGCATAATACAACCACTGGAGTTGCGACTGTAAGTGTGAATACACTTGACCAGGATGCAATAGCGTTGGTTAGAGATTATTTCCTTGGACAGGAAGGGATTACTAGTTACGGTAAAAGTTTTACGTTAACATTATAAGGGTTTAATACCAGGTTTTTTTGAAAAGCATTCCTTATGGAGTGCTTTTTATTTTGGAGGAGGATGAAAGGGATGGCTAATAATAAATTAAAAATTAATATTGATGCTGATACATCAGAAGCATTAAAACAAATGAAGGAAGTAACACAAGCTGCTAATGAATGCGTGGCTGCATTGGAGAAGTTGGAAAAGGTTATGGGTAAGTTTGCAAATCAAAATGAGACAGTTGAAATTTATTGTGATAGTAAAGTAATTGCACAATCTACGATTAAACAAATAACGGATTCTACCAAGATGGCAGTAACCAATCTCAAGGGAGCGAGATAATTGAACAGCGTTTTAAGTGGTAAGGTTTCTGTAATTGGTCTTATGCCTATTGATAAGAAAGCATACATCAAATATATCAAACCACAAGAGAAAGCGTACAAGAAGGCTGGCATTGATATTAATCGATTCAAGTATTACAAGCTGCAAGGAGAGAAGCACATGCTTTACTCAATCGAGTATCTCATGCAAACACCAATTAAAGAATTATTGGAAAGAGATAGAGGGAATCAAAAGCGTTTGGTAAAGACAGGTGGAACACATTAAAGGTAAGGAGTGAGGATAGATGTGTGAGCATAAGTATCAAGTGCTAGATAGTGAGACTACTTCTTTCTATTCTGATGCTAAGCATTATGGCTTAGATGTTTCTGCTACTTTCTACTGTGAGAAATGCCTTGATATTCAACATCGAGAGAAGCGTATTGATACAGGTGTGATTGAGGTAAAGGATAGTGAATGAATATAAAACCAAACAACAGAAGCGTAAGTTCTATGACAGTGGTGAGTGGAAGAGTACACGCGAACAAGTAAAGAAGAGAGACAACTATGAATGCCAAGAGTGTAAACGCAATGGAAGTGTTCGTGTGGACACCAATGAGTACAGTGAGAGTGCAAAGCGTAAGAAGATTCAACTCGTTGTCCATCATATAAAAGAACTGGAACATCATCCTGAACTTGCATTAGAAATAGACAATCTCGAAACAGTATGTGTGGATTGCCATAATAAAGAACACGGTAGAGTATTTGTTAAAAAGATAAACAAATGGGAAAACGATGAAAAGTGGTAAAAATGGTTCGATAATAACACCCCCCCCTTAAAAAATTTCATCAAAAAATGCTCTAAGGGGCACCGGAGGAGGGGGTTAACTGTCAGGTTTTTTTCGATTTTACGCACGTAAGGGGGGGTGGGTAGATGGCTGTTAGTATTGTGAGGTTAAAAGAACAGCTCATGAATAGTATTGATATCACAGATTTAGTTGAAGTTGAAAAAGTAGAAAGATATATTGATCTGGTCAAAGCATTTAGAAAAATAAATAAAACCATTAATAAAGAAGGCGAATCTGTAACAGTAAAAAATGGTTCTCAAGTTTTTGTTAAAGCCCACCCTCTTATAAGTGAGAGGAATAAAATTAACAGTTCTTTAATTGCTTTAGGAAGAGATATAAAATTCGTTCCTAAAGTTGGTGCTTCTAATACGGGATACAGTCCAAGTGATTTAATATGATCAGGCAAAAGTATGTAGATGAATATATTGAGCTTTATAGGAGTGGGAAAATAAAGTTCAACAAAGAAAGAGAACTGTTAATTGACTATCTAGAAAAATATGTTTTGAACAGAGACGATTTGTATTTTGATGATGAAATGATTGAGAAGTGTATCCGTTTTGGAGAGAAATGGTACTTTCCGTTGCAAGCATTTCAGAAATTCTTAATAGCATTCGTTTTTTTGTTTTATAAGAAAAACGGGCGTGTATTTTATCGTAAATTCTTGTGGATGCTAGGACGTGGTGGCGGTAAAAACGGATTAATATCAGTCATCATTCATTTTTTAATTAGTGAAATGCATGGTATCACGGAGTATAACATTTCCGTTGTTGCAAACAGTGAAGAGCAGGCGAAAACCAGTCCAGATGAAGTTCATAAATGCGTCAAACGAAATGAAATATTGCAACGAGCATTTAAAACTACATTAACCCAAACTGTCTCTAAAGCAACAGGAAGTATATTGAAGTTTAGAACGTCTAATGGAGATACAAAAGATGGTTTGCGTGATGGCGCGGTTGTATTTGATGAAATACATCAATATGAAAGCAATAAAGATGTTAGAGTCCACATTAGTGGTTTAGGGAAAAAGAAAAACCCACGCGAATTTTACATTGGTACAGACGGGTATGTACGAGACGGATTTCTAGATAAGCAAAAAGAAAAAGCAATGAAAGTTTTAAATGGTGAAGCCCGTCCAAATGCTATCTTTCCGTTCATTTGTAAATTAAATGATGAAAAAGAAGTCGATGATATCGATAATTGGGAAATGGCGAATCCAATGTTATCTTATCCTTTAAGTGAGTATGCTGAGGGATTACTTGAAACGATAAAAGAAGAATACGAGGATTTAGAGGATGATCCAAGCAACCGAGAAGAGTTCATGACAAAACGAATGAACTTGCCGGTTACAAACTTGGAGCGATCTGTTGCGAAATGGTCAGAAATTCTTGCTACAAATCGTCCATTTCCTGATTTATATGCTCAAGAATGTATAGGGGCATTAGACTTTGCAAGTATTCGAGACTTTGCAGCATGTGGTCTTTTATTTAGACAAAATGGGGAGTACATTTTTAAAACTCATTCCTTTGTTCGAAAAGAATTTGTTGATATCTATTATGGATATTCTAAAAAAGCGGGTGAGTTTAAAAAACAAAAATTTGCTCCAATAAAAGAATGGGAAGAGCAAGGTTTACTAACGGTTGTGGACGAACCAACTATTAATCCTCAACACATTGTTGATTGGTTTGTAGAAATGCGAGAACAATATGGAATTAAAAAGATTATAGCTGATAACTTTAGAATGGAAGCAATAAGGCCATTATTAGTAGCGGAGGGGTTTGAAATAGAAGTTATACGAAACCCAAAAGCAATTCATAGTTTATTAGCTCCACGTATTGAAATGGCATTTGCAAATAAACAAATTGTTTTTGAGGATAATCCACTAATGCGTTGGTATACGCAAAATGTGTTGGTTGTCATCAAAGCTGATGGAAATAAAATATACGAAAAGAAAGAGCCTGTTCGTCGAAAAACAGATGGGTTTCAGTGTTTTGTTCATGCTCTTTATCGGGCGGATGAGATACAAGAAGCTACTGATTTTGTTATAGGCAATATTAAATTCTAATAAAGGGGGTGATAACCATTGGATGGTTAGGTTCAGTATTTAAAAGAAATAAAGAACTAGAATTCATGTTGGATCTGGACACAATAACTGATACAGCAAACAGGCTTCATATGAAACGATTGGCAATTGATACATGCGTTTCATTTTTAGGAAGGACGATTAGTCAATCTGAATTTAGAATAAGAAATGGTAAAGCATTTAAGAAGGATGAGCTTTATTATCGATTAAACGTAAGACCAAACAAGAATATGACCGCAAGTACCTTTTGGGAACGGTTTGTTCGAAAACTTATTTATGATAATGAGTGTTTAGTTATACAAGCAGATGATGGTGATTTACTTATTGCAGATGGATTTCAACATAATGAGTACGCTGTGTTTGAAGATACTTTTACGGATGTAAGGGTAAAAGATTATACGTTTAAGAGAAGTTTTAAACAAAGCGAAGTTATTCATTTGAAGTATCGGAATGATAAATTAACCCCACTTATTGATGGATTATTTGCAGATTATGGGGATTTGTTCGGCAGAATATTAAACTCTCAAAAACGTAAAAATCAAGTTCGCGGAACAGTTGATATGGATATGATTGGTGCTAAAACTGAGGAACAAATAGCAAAGTTACAAGAGTTTATAGATAACATGTATAAGTCAATTGGTTCGAAAGATATAGCTATTGTTCCACAGCAAAAAGGTATTAATTATAACGAGATATACAATGGTGTTGCAAATGGCCCAAGTGTGGAAGAAATCAATAAAGTAACAAATGGTTTCTTAAATCAAGTAGCTATGGCAATCGGTATTCCTATAGCTTTGATATATGGAGAAATGGCTGATGTAGAAAAGCAAACGAAAAATTATATGCTTTTCACAGTACGACCATTATTAAAAAAACTATCTGACGAAGCGAATGTTAAATTCTTCGAAATGAGTGAATATCTTTTGGGACAAAAAATTGAGGTTAAGGCTGTTTCCTATCAAAGTATATTCGATCTTGCCACAAGTATTGATAAACTCATTTCTTCAAGTGCATTTACAGGGAATGAAATTCGTTCAGAAGTAGATTATGAAGAGTCGGATGATCCAAACCTAAATATCCATCATATTACGAAGAACTATACAAAATTAAATGAATCTGAAGGGGGTGAAAAATAATGGATCATGTGAATATGAATAAGCTTTTGAATCTAAAACGAGATATTCGTTTTGAAGCTAAAGGTGAAAATGAATATAAATTAACTGTTTATGGGTCGATTGGTGGATGGTTTAGTGAAAATAATGCTGAAGCAGTAAGAAGAAAAATTCAAGATGTTAAAGCAGAAAAAATTCACGTTCATATTAATTCGGGTGGAGGTTCCGCGTTCGATGGTGTAGCAATTTGTAATCAGCTAAAGCAGCATAGTGCAGAAATTATAGTTCATATTGATGGCTGGGCAGCTAGTGCCGCATCTGTAATTGCAATGGCAGGAGACAGAATTATTATGCCTAGTAATACTATGATGATGATTCACCAAGCAAGTACCTTTGAATATGGAAATGCAGATCTTTTTGAAAAAACAGCACGAGATTTACGAAAGATTGATTCAGCTTTAGCAGGATCTTATAAGAAACGTTTTGTTGGAACAGATGAAGAATTAAAACAACTTTTAAAAGATGAAACTTGGCTAACAGCAGAGGAAGCGGTTGCTCTTGGTTTAGCTGATGAAATTGCTGATGAAATTGAAATTGATGATACGCAAGAAGATGAAGAAGTAGAAGTAGTAGAAAATTTCAAAGAAGATTTAGTAGCAAAGTACACAAAGCAACCAAATAATCAAAATCCAAAAGAGCCTATTCAAAATCCTGTTAATACAAAACAGAATTTGAGTACGCTCTTTTTAAATTTAGGGGGAAAATAGAATATGGTTATTAAGTTTAATAATTTCGAAGAGAAAAAACTAGCTTTTGCAAAAGCGACACAGGAAGGAACTCCAGAAGAACAAACAGCAGCATTAAATTCTATGATTGGAGCACTTGCTACAGATGTACGAGCAGATATTTTAAATCAAGTGAATGAATCAATGGTAGATCGTTCTATTATGCAATCTCGCGGTGCTAATGTACTAACAAGTGAAGAAATGAAGTTCTTTAATGCCGTTGTTGAAGAGGGTGGTTTTAAATCTACTGAAACTTTACCTAAAACAACACAAGAGAGAATTTTTGATGATTTAGTTCAAGGTCATCCGTTGCTAGAGCATATCGGTTTAGAGAATTTAGGAGCCGTGACAGAATTTATTTATGGAGATCCAGAGGGTGCAGCTGTATGGGGACCGTTATTTGGTGATATTAAAGGACAATTAAATGCTACATTCCGAAAAGAATCAATCACTCAACTGAAATTAACAGCATTTATTCCATTAGCAAATGATATGTTGAAGCTTGGTCCAGTATGGGTGGAACGATATGTGCGTACTATGATTACAGAAGCGATGTCAGTAGGTTTAGAACGTGGTTTTGTAGTAGGGACAGGTAAAGAAGAACCTATTGGCTTATTAAAAGATCCTAGCGGAAGTGTAGTGAATGGAGTATATCCAGATAAAAAACCAGCAGGAACTTTAACATTTGAACCAGGTCGTAAAACAATTAATGAATTAAAAGGCGTAGTTAAATTATTGGCTAAAAAATTAAATCCTGATGGTAAAACAGATGCAGATAGACCTAAAAATATTGCTGGGAAAGTAGTTATGGTAACAAATCCATTCGATACTTTTGACATTCAAGCAAATGCTACAATTCAAAATGCGGCAGGTGTCTATGTAACGAGCTTACCTTTTAATCCAATCCCAACAGAATCTGTATTTGTACCTCAAGGACAAGTGGTGTTCTTTGTTAAAGGGGAGTACATTGCAGCAATGGGTGGAACAGAGCCAATCAAGAAGTATGAAGAAACATTAGCTTTAGAAGATGCAACACTTTATATTGCCAAACAACATGCTACAGGCAAACCAAAGGATAAATACACTTCACAAGTTTATACATTGAAACTTGGAGAAGTAACGCCACCGACACAAGGATGATGTGAATGGATACAGTAATTTCAAATGAAATATTACAGCAATTCAAAGATAGGATGCGCTTGGGTGATGATGAAGACGATAACCTGAGACGTATCCTTTTTGCATCCAATAAGGCTTTAATAACAGACTGTGGATCGTATGACATAAACAAAGATGAGACGTTCAAAGAGTTAGTATTTGAACGTTCTCGTTATGTTTATAATGATGCACTAGAGTATTTTGCCGAAAACTTTTTAACTGAAATTAATAGTTTTGGCATTCAAAAAGCTTTAGAAGAAATAAAATTGGGCGGTGATTAATATGCGTCCCTTTCAATATAAAAAGCCACTAAATACAGGTGATTTTAGAAATCGTATTATTATTGAACAACCTGAAGTAATAAAAGATGAATTGAATCAAGAGGTTGAAACAGGTAATTGGCAAGAAGTTAAAAAAGCATGGTCGATGATAAAAACGGTAAAAGGTTCTGAGTATATTGAAGCTTCAGCTTCACAAGCTACTCGGATTTATCGGTTTGTAATTCCTTATACAAAAGGCATTACAGAATTAATGCGAATCAATATGAAAGGTCGTATTTTTGATATTATTGAGCCTCCAATGAATGATAATGAAATGTATCAAACATTGACTATTATCGCAAAGGAGCATACTTGATATGAATGATTTTGCGAGTGATCTTGCTAGAGAATTACAAAGATATGCACATGTTGTGGAAGAAAACTTAGAAAATGAAATTGATGAAGTGGGAGATATTGCTGTTGGTAAGTTAAAGCAAGGTAGCCCTAAAAAAACAGGTGCTTATCGTAAAGGATGGCGTAAGAAAAAAGAAGGTAATGGTGTTGTTCTCCATAATACGCAAGGACAATTAACGCATCTTTTAGAAAAGGGACATGCGAAAGTCGGGGGTGGTCGAGTCCCAGCACAAGTTCATATTCGTCCAGTTGAAGAGTATGTAATTGACGAATTGCCAAGACGTATCGAAAGGGCGGTCGGGCAATGATATTAGGTGAGTTAACAAAAATTCTTGAAGCTACAGGTTATCCTGTGGCTTATTCGCATTTCACAGCAACGCCAACTAATGCAGTGCCAAATCCACCATATATTTGTTTTCTTGAGGATGGATCAGCAAATTTAATGGCTGATAACAAAGTCTATCACAAGATAAATGATGTAAATATTGAGCTGTACACAACTAGAAAAGATCTAGTTGCAGAAGCAAAACTTGAAAAAGTTCTGGACGACTATGAGATTCCTTATGAATCGTATGGGACTTTTATTGAATCCGAAAAAATGTATCAAAAAATATATGAAGTGAGGTCGATATAAATGAATGAAAACAAAGTAGCTTTTGGTTTGAAAAATGTCCATTATGCACTGTTTGACATTAAAGATGGTGTCGTTACATTTAGTACCCCAATTCCATTACCAGGTGCAGTTGAATTAACGTTTGATCCACGAGGGGATTTAATTGAATTCTACGCGGATGACATGCTTTACTATGCAGCGAGTAACAACCAAGGTTATGATGGAACGTTATCTATTGCGACTATTCCCGAACAATTTGCTGTTGATGCATTAGGTGAGGAATTAGACGAGGAAGATGGCGTGTTAAATGAGTTAGCTGATGCGAAAGGAAAATCATTTGCGCTATTATTTGAATTTGATGGTGATGTACGAGCGACGCGCCACGTTATGTTTAACTGTTCAGCAAGTCGTCCGACACTTGCATCTAAAACGAAAACAAATTCAGCAGAGCCTAACACAAATGAACTTAAATTTGTATCAAGCCCTATTGATATTAACGGAAAACGTATGGTTAAAACGAAAACTACTACTAAATCAAAACAAGCGATTTATGATACTTGGTACAAGAAAGTATATACAAAAGTACCTGCATTACCAAAAGGAGCGTAAGTAGATGGAAAAGACAATCACAATAGACGGAAAACGAGTCAGATTAAAAAGTACAGCAGCAACCGTTAAACGATATAAAGCACAATTCAGACGTAATTTATTTGCAGATATGATGGGGTTAGGAGCAATTAGTACATTAACTTCGTCAGATGGATCACAACAACCTATTGATACATCTAATCTTGATTTAAGTAAAGTGGATTTTGAGCTTGTTTATGATTTGACTTGGTTATTCGCTAAAACGGCTGATTCAAGCATTCCTGATCCTATGACGTGGCTGGATGAATTTGAAGAATTTCCAATTGAAGACATCATGCCAGAAATAATGGAACTAGTTCAAGTCACTATGGGAGCAAAAAAAAAATAAAAGAAAACAATGGAGAGCAAGGGACATTCAGTGATGAAGAATTAACCACTGATTTGTTCCTTGCTCTTTGTTATAAAGCAAAATTAACGCATTGGGATTTAGAAACCATGACAATCGGTGATTGTTTTGATTACATCGCGGAGTTTGCTGAAATGGAGAACCCAGACAAAGAAAAAGTTAGAAAAGCAAGTCAAAAAGATTACGATGCATTCTAAGAAATGAGGTGAGAGAATGGCAGGAAGAATTAAAGGGATTACGATAGAAATCGGCGGAAATACTCAACCGTTACAAAATGCTTTAAAAGATGTAAATAAGCAAAGTGATGCCTTGGCTAAAGAATTAAAAGATGTTGAACGCCTGTTAAAGTTTGATCCAGGTAATGTGGAAGCATTAGCACAAAAACAAAAATTACTTACACAACAGATTGAAAATACAACGCAAAAGCTAGATAAATTGAAAGCAGCGGAACAACAAGTACAAGCTCAATTTCAAAACGGTAAAATTTCTGAAGAACAATATCGTGCATTCAGGCGTGAAATTGAATTTACAGAAGGGTCACTTAATGGTCTTAAAAATAAGCTAGGAAACATGAAGGCTGAACAAGAGAATGTAGCAAGTTCCACAAGACAACTAGAAACATTGTTTAGAGCTACAGGAAAAAGCGTTGATGATTTTGCAGGAGCATTAGGAAATCGTCTTGTGAATGCAATTAAAAGCGGAACAGCGACAAGTCGCCAATTAGAACAAGCGATTGGGATTATTGGTCGTGAAGCATTAGGAACTGAAGCGGATATTGAAAAATTACAACGAGCACTACGATCTGTGGATGCTGGTAATTCAATACAACAAGTACGGAACGAATTACGAGATTTACAACAAGAAGCCCAAAGGACGGAAAGAGAATTTCAAGAATTAGATATTGGCTTAGAAAACGTACTTGGTGCAATGGTAGCTGGTGGTGGAATTGCCGGGACAATCGAAAAAGCACTTGATATGTCTAAGTTAAAAACAAAGATTGATATTACTTTTGATGTACCTGAGTCCTCCCAAAAGTCAGTAGAAGAAGCTATTAGAGGTGTCACCACTTATGGAGTTGATGCCGAAGCATCTTTAGAGGGTGTGCGCAGGCAATGGGCTTTAAATAAAAATATTAGCGATGAAGCTAACGCATCTATAGTAAAAGGCGCAGCGGTAATTGCAACATCTTATGAAGGTATAGATTTTACAGAGTTAATACAAGAAACATATGAAATAGGAAATGAATTAGGGATAACTCAAGATAATGCCCTTGGTATGGTTGATGCGTTGTTAAAAATGGGATTTCCGCCAGAGCAACTAGATATTATTGCCGAATACGGAAGTCAGCTGACTCGTGCAGGTTTTAAAGCTGAAGAAGTCCAAGCGATTATGGAAGCAGGCGTTGAAACAGGCAGTTGGAATATTGATAATCTCTTAGACGGATTGAAAGAAGGTAGGATTCAATTAACTGAGTTTGCTCAAGGTGCGGATAAAGCTTTAAAAGAAGCGCTAGACGGTTCTGGAATTGCCACAGAACAAATAGAAAAGTGGGGTGCAGCTGTCGCTAAAGGTGGAAGTGACGGTTCGAAAGCTATGGTAGAAGTAGCTAAAGCAATTGAAGGGATAGAAGATCCAGTAAAAAGAAATCAAGTTGGAGTTAAAGTTCTAGCTACTATGTTTGAGGACCAAGGGCAAAATTTAACTAACACTTTAATAAACGCTTCGGAAAAAACAGTAGACTTCCAGAAGAATCAAGATAAATTGAATGAATCTATTAAAAAGATGGATGCCAGTCCAGCTGTTAAGTTTCAAAAAGCCATGGAAGATTTAAAAATGGCACTTGAACCAGTTTTATCTGTGGTAGCAGATCTTGTTTCTAAATTTGCTGAATGGATTTCTAATAATCCAGAATTAGCAGCGACATTAGCAACTATCGGAGTAGTTATCGGTGTGATTTCCGGTGCGATTATGGCACTTGCGCCTATAGTTGTAACGGTCATGAGTATCTTTGGGATTGGAGCTGCTGCAGCGGCTGGATTTGTTGCGGCTATTCCCCTTATCATAGCCGCTATAGCAGCCATAGGTATTGCGATTTATAAAAACTTTGATGATATTAAACAATGGATTATAGATACCTGGGATTCTATTACGGAATATTTAGTAGGAGTCTGGGACGGTATCGTTCAATCATCTAGTGAAACCTGGAATTCATTTTTAGAAACAATGCATACATTCTTTGATCCAATAGGTCAATTTTTTAGTGATTTATGGACAGGAATAGGCGAGATATGTAGTAGTACCTGGAATTCTATTGTCGAATTTTTCTCAGGAGCTTGGGCTTCATTCACAGAAATGATGCATAGTTTCTTTGATCCGATAGGCGAATTCTTTAGTAGTTTGTGGTCTGGAATTGTTGAAACAGCTTCCTCTTGGTGGACTTCTTTAGTTACAACAGCTTCTGAACTGTGGGGAACACTCGTACAAGCTTGGCAAGAAACTTGGAACACGATTCTTACTGTTTTAGATCCAATTATTTCAGCAGTTTCTACTGTTTTAGAAGCTGGATGGCTACTTATTCAAGCCGGAGTACAAATTGCGTGGGCGGCAATCTGCCAATATATTATTCAACCAATTCAAGAAGCTTACAATTGGGTGAGTACAACAATCAGTGAAATGGTTACTTGGCTTGGTGCACAATGGGAAATTGCAAAAGCTGTGGCACAAGTAGCCTGGGGATTATTTAAGCAATATATCATTCAACCAGTCGTAGACACTTGGAACTTAGTAAAAGAAAAGTTCAGTGATTTAGTTTCATGGCTAAATTCACAATGGGAGACAATAAAATCATATACATCAGCGGCGTGGAATCTTGTAAAACAATATGTTATCCAACCAGTGCAAGAATTGTGGAATGCAACAAAAGAAAAGTTAAATGATTTAGCAAATTGGATATTAGGAAATTGGGCAAAAATCCAATCTTATACACTTACAGCATGGCAGTTAGTTTATAAATATGTTATTGATCCGGTTATTTCAGCCTATAATTCTACGAAAGAAAAATTCGGTGAAATGTATAACAGTGCGAAAGAAAAATTTGATGCTATAAAAAATGCAGCACAAGAAAAATTCGATGCGGCTAAACGTAACATCATTGATCCAATCAAAGATGCGGTTGGTAGGGTAGAAGAATTTATTGGGAAGATTAAGGGATTCTTTAGTGATTTAAAATTAAAAATTCCAAAGCCTGAAATGCCACCTCTTCCACACTTTAGTTTACAAACAAGTACAAAAAACGTTTTAGGTAAAGATGTTACTTATCCATCAGGAATTAATATTGATTGGCGTGCAAAAGGTGGTATCTTCACTAAGCCGACTATCTTTGGGATGAATAATGGACGTTATCAAGCAGCAGGAGAAGCGGGGGACGAAGCGGTGCTTCCGCTTAATAAAAAGACACTTGGAGCTATTGGTGCTGGAATCGTAGCAGCCATGCCACGAGAACAATTTGCTATGCCGGGAGAAATAAATCAATTAATGGGTGACATGAGCCGTATGATGGCTAGCTCTTTGAGTCAATTATCAGGATTAAAGACTGTCATGAGTGGTGTGTATGGAAATATGTCAAATAGCAAACAGGCTATGACAAGCATTGTATCAAATCAAGTATTTAATAACTCATTTGGATCATCTGGTGACGGAGCAATTCCGATGCTTGGTGGTGATTTGGTTGTTGAAGTTCCTGTTGTTATAGAAGGGCGAGATGTGGCGCGTGGTACGTATCGATATACAACCGAGTATCAAGAAAGAGAAAAACAAAGAGACTCAGCCTTTTAGGTTTGGGTTTCTTTATTTTATAAAGAAATGAGGTGTCAACATGAGTTCTTTTACATTTAACAAAATACGTAAAGACTTTATTCAAATTGCGAAAGGATGGAAAAGACCTACTTGGGCACCATTGAAACGAAATTTTCTAAACGTTCCAGGATATCCAGGCGCGAGATTGTTAAACACACAAACAGAAATGCGCGTTTTATCTATTCCGGTAGGAATTATAGTACCTGATGGATCTAACTTAGAAAAGTTGAAAGAGGAAATTGCAAGTTGGCTAATAACAGATCAACCTACAGAACTTATTTTTGATGTAGAACCAAATAGAACGTATTTAGCAATTGTGGATGATAGCTTTGATCCAGATGAATTTGTAACACTTGGAATAGGAACTCTTACATTTATTTGTCCAATGCCTTACAAATTAGGACCAATTCGAAACGCAAAAGCAAAACTAGAACAAAATAATATTATTAAAATGGATGCTTTGAATGAGGGGAGTGTGTTTTCAGAACCGAAATTCAAGATACAGGTAGAAAATCCGTCCACATTCATCGATATTATAAATAAAAATGGAAATCAACATTTTCGTATAGGATACCCAGTTAAAATAGATGAAACGCCAATAAGTCGGTATGAATTGGTTATGCATGATAAAGCGAATTCTCTAGTTGGTTGGACGGAAGTGGGAAAAGATTTCGTTTCAGATTACGGCATCGTAGCAGGAAAAATGATAGCGGATGGTGCACGCATCATGCCATCTGATTAC